GAGCTGAAATGATCGTCGCAAGCTTCATCCCGATATGATCCCCGGCTTAAGTGCCTCATCAAGAATTTCCGCCATATCTTTCTGATACGCTTCATTCCCGTATTGATTGGCCGCCTCAACAATCCAATTTTTACGAGGAGCCGCTACCTTTTCCCCGTGCCTCTTTTTGTGCTGCTGTCGTCTGTCCGGCTTACGAAGCGCGTTCCTGTCCGCTCCCGGCGCCCTGTGCCCCCAATACACAAAAGCGGGGTAATAAGCTCCCCGCTCCCGAATGCTGTTGGTCATATAGTTGGCAATACCAACCGAAAACCCTGAATGGGACACCCGGTACTTAATCGAGCCCCTGAGTTTCCCCGTACTCATCCCCGGGAATTCATCCGCCTTCGAAACTCCTCTGGTACTGACGTTCTTCTTGGCCATCCCCTGGACTTTCTGTCCTAT